CACCCGGACGAGCGTAAGAAATAACGAAACCACGACGCAGTTGGTGATACAGGCCTTCGTTTTTCATCAAAACACCATTATGGCCCTTGACTCTACCACCGCGCATGAACATAAGTTCGTATGCTTCCATCTTAGCCAACTCAGCCAAGCAGAACAAAGACACTGTATTGGCTACACGTGCTGTACGCATATCAATGCTTCCGTCACCAAGACGAGAACCGATGATAGCATAACTTGCATCACCTCCTCTGATTTCAGAAAGCTGACGAACTTTCTGGTAAGCCTTGTCGATGAAATTCTGTGTACGTTCGTCCGCATAAGCCAAAGACTTAATACCAGCGTACATAGTCGTTTCACCTTCAACACCACGGTGTCCACCAAGCGTAAATTCACAAGTCATAGAACCGGCCTTAGAAGCACCTCCTACACCAGAGAACTGAGTAGAGAACTCACCAAGAACGTTTGTTACCTTCCAGTATTTAATACCGGCACGAAGCATGTCTTTCGGGAAGTATTTAGCACGAGAACGACCCCACAGCTTACACCAGTATCTCCAGTTTTCACCTTCTTGTTTAGGAGGACGCTCTGTAGAGATAAGAGCCTGGCAACCGTTAATCACATCGTAAGTAATAACATCTCCTTGTTTAAATTGTGCATTCAACACAATTTCGAAGAAGCTTTCATCAATACCAGGTTTTGCATATTTCAAAGACGTGTCTTCTACTGTAACCACCTCATACGTTTCTGATACCGGAAGATCATAACGGAATGAACCATTGATACCATTTACGGTAATAGTAGCATCCTGTTTGATCATACCCATATACATAGGCAGAGGATAGTTTGTAATGTTAGAAAACAACTCAAGCATACCCAGATGGTTCTTATCCGGATCTTCGTAGTACCAATCTTCTAAAGAGCTAAGATCGTGTTCTACGATACTTTGCTTAACGACTTTAGCGTCGGTATATCCAATCACCGTGTCACCATTCATGGTGGCCGGGAAATTTTTTGTTAAAAGTACATTAGCCATGAACGAAAAAATGTTTTAATTTTTAATCTATACTGATTTCATCGAACTTCACACCTTGAACTTGATCACCTTTATCATCTACCGGAGCCACCCTCTTGTCTTTATTTGTATGGCTGATGAGCTTATAAATTTTCTTTTTCTCATCAACTACAGCTTGATTCGACTTCTGTTTTATGAACTCTCCTGGGTTCATAAGAAACATAATCAAATCTGGTGCTTCTTCCGGATTCATCATCATCTCCCTTACCCTATTAAATGCTTTGGTAATTCCGGGATTCGATTCAGAAGGTTTTAGGGCAAAATCAAGAGCTTTAGATACCATAGTGTCATTTAGCTGATACTTTGCCTGGATAGAAGACTTAAGGTCTTTCTTATACCTTCTAAAATCTTCTGCATCCTTCGCCTTCTTTTCGGCAGCCTCTTTAGTACGTTGCTGGATAATATCATCCATTCTCTTATCAAGCTCAGCCTTGTACTTTATAGCCTTTGCTTCAACATACTCTTCTCCTTTATTGATAATGCCTTTGAAAAACTCATCAGCTTCATCTTTAGGCAACCCAAGAAGATCAACATAATGGCGAACGATCTTTATCTGATCTGCTTTGTTTTCAATGTCAAGCTTTTCTATAGGAGCGACATTCGTATCATATTGCTTAAGAATATCAACGATATTAGCGCCGGCCTTATCAGCCTGGATAAGCTTCTTAGTAATATCAGAAACAGAAGTAACATCTATCTTATCCTTAACAATGTCCTCTTTCTGGCTTTCAAGGACTGTAGATAGTATGTCACACAACGAATCTTCTTTACTAAAATCAAGATCATTGATAGTAATCTCTTCACCATTTTCACCGCTAAACACCACATCTTTCAAATCGGGAATGATTCCCCTTGAAGAAAGGGCATCCAATACTTTTCTGTAATTGACAACCGGGGTCTCTACCTGATCCTGATTAACATCAACTACATTCTCTCCTCCTTTTTTATCCTCTTTAGGATCAGGAGTAGGATCAACAACCAGCTCTTCTTTAATTTGAGAACCTTCTTCTACAGGCTTCTCATCTTTTTTAGCCGGTTCATTACCATTAATAGGCAGAATATCTTCTTCCCTATTATAAACATCATCAATCGGACCGATACTAAAAATATCGTCCAATTCTACTATTCCATTTTTTTCTAATTTTCCCATACTGCAAAAATATTTAAATACCTATATTTCAGATAAAAAACTTATAAGTGTTTAATCTTCACTAAAAATTAAATATCCCCAAATTTTATTAGAGATTTTCTAATGAAATTTGGGGATATTTAATCCTTAATTCTTATTGATTCCGGCTACATACCTTTTAGTGGCGTCTTCCCTCGCTCGTTGAGCAAGCTCTTTGGATTTTAATTTTAACTCTTCCATTTTCATTCTCATTTCATCATCATGAAGTTTGGAATCGTTTTCGATCTTCTTATCCTCTATCCTTTCCTTGCTTTCTATATCAGCTTGCCTTACGGTCTGATCTGAAACAGAAGCCAGGAAGTTGAGGGAGGTGGCGTCGCTCTTGGCGTCTGCCGCCCTGCCTGCCGCCTGGATCTTCTCTTGAAGTATCCTGTATTGACCTTTCTTGTCTTCTAAAGCAAGTTCATGCTGACGTTGCTTATCCTTCTCAGCAGCTTCAGCTTGTATCTGTTGCTGGTTAAGCTGCATCTGATTCTGTTGTTGCTGCTGCATCTGACGCTCGTTGTATGCGCGAGTATTCCTTGCATTCTGTATAAGTTCCACCATAGAATCTGATGTGAAGATAGATGCAAGATCGTAAATGTCTCCTCCGGCCGTATTTAGCTGCAACATAAAGGTCTTGAACTTTTCAAGCTCATCCCTTTTCTTCGAGTTGGATAAAGCTTGAACACCAAGATGCCTTAGGCTAAGACCGTCGGTTCCTATAGATAAAAACGCTCTGGTAAGGTCACTTTTTGTGTACATTACAGAAATATCCTTTCCTTCTTCCTGGCATTGTTGAGCGACAGCCAGATGAAGATCCAAAGCGCGTTTCTTGAAGTAACCGAAGTTATCAAAGTATATCTGTGTTTGTAACATAGATGCTGTAACGCCCTGCTGGACCCCGGTGGCAGTCTCATACCTGTTGGGACCGTTAATTACTTGAGGCGTGATGCCAACCATTTCAAAACACTTCATCCTTGACCATTCAGCAAGCTCCATTCTTGTTTTAAGCTGCTCTGTCTGCGACAAATCATAGACGGCAAACTGGTTGAAAGGAACACCGCCTTTCGTGTTTTGAGATGAGGTATCTAATGTCAGAGCTCCTACAGACTTAGCCACATCAAGAAGGTTAGCCCATATATCAGCCACATCTTCACCCAAATCCTTGTATTCACTTGGAACCAGATTTATATCCCCTAAGAAGAATTTACCGATCTCCTTTTCAAGAATATTGTTTATCTGATTTATGGAGAAATTATAAAATATTTGATATGGCTGAATCCTGTTGGCCATAGAAGTACCGATATATCCGGCAACGGGTAGAACAAAGTCATAGATGTTACTATCCCCTTTTATCTGGTGATCGATAGGTTCTCCATCCAGATACAGGTTATCCTGAGCGAGAGCCCCGCCACTGATCTTAACCCCGTACCTTACCTGTGGAACGTAATCTACGAAATAGGTATTAATCTCCGGGTTCTCCATTCCCTTACTCATGGTCCTGGTAATTTTCTTAATACCATTTTCCTGTAAAAAGTCCTGAAGAAGCTCGTCGGTTACCATTTCGGTAGTTACTAATCCGGTTTCAGTTTGGTAGGTAATTACATACACCTGAGCTGGGGATACCCAATATGATTCAGTTACCTGATACAAATCACTACGAACATGCTCGTCGCTCAAACTCTGGGCACGGTTATAGTAATTACCATGCTCTAAATTTGGCATGAATCTGGTTCTGTGATATTCGTTGCCATTACTATCGTATCCGGTATATGTGCCGGCTGGAATACCGTAATAATCTTCATAAGCTTTTATAGAGGCATAATCATTATATCCTTTCCAAGGTATTACCTTATTCTGATATAACATCCCTACACTCGCCGATTTGGATAAACTTACATAGCTCCCATTATCACCATTATGATAAGTACCATTGAAATTATCAGCACCCCCTATAAGCTTCTGCTTGTCTTTCGCCGTAAGAAGATGCCCCCACCTTACTATAATATCATTGGCAGTATAATAATGAACACGACCAATATAATCCCCATATTGAGGATACTTGCTATCTAATGTCTTAGAATAAAACGTATTCAACGGAGACCACCTCTCCGGCTTATAATAGTCGTATCCTACATGATAATTTCTAAAGCAACGACCGGTAAGAAGATAGTCAATGAAATTCTCGGTGTCTATCTCATCCATGTAAAAACGCCCCCTGTCCGCCTCAAGCGTATGAGAACCCCATATAACCTCGGCGGTCTTCCATTTTGTATTCATGAAATTCTCTATCTCAGGAGGAGTCATAGATGCTTTCACCTCTTGTATCTGTTGAGCATAAGCCTGCTTTTCTTCTTCGCTGGCAAAATTATTATAATCCGGATCCAATCCTCTATTTAATAACTCTTGCCTAACCCTTCTGTCCAATTCCTCTCTAATGTAATTATAAAGAAGATTTTCCTTCGTGGCAGAATACTGATTCACTTCAGATTCGTCCAATCCAACTACATTATACTTATCAGAAAGGTTGCCCAACCATCCTACAAAAGCATTTACGATCGTACCTATTATATCATAATGACGTAAGAATGATGGAATATTCACATTATCCCTTATAGACTGAACATCCTTAAGATAAGGAATTACATCTTTCAGTTCCATAAATGACAGCTTGCCTTCCATCATCCTATAAAAATCCTTGAACTTTTGGTTCTCATCAAGCTGCTTCAAACCAATCAATTCAAGAGAATCCATAGTGGCTTTAAACCACTCCCTGGTTTTTCTCTTGGTAGGTATCGCCTGCACCGGCAACCCTGAAAATACTCCTCTGGCCGGAAAAGCCTGATCTCTATTAAAATACTCCATGAGCTATATGTTTTTTCACAAAGATAGGTAAATTGTTCTACCTATCTCATTTTGTAAGGGTTATGTCTTCTTACCGTAAATCCTTTAACCTGCTCTGTCTTCCTACGTTCTCTCTTCTTTTGATTCTCCTTCTGAGTCGTACTTTCAGGCATGTAACCCATATCATCATAGTACTTAGCCAGAAGAAGAGCGTGGCCGAAGGCTATGATACGGTCGGTGTTGGTCCCGGGGCCGAAGGCTATGATCTCATCAAGAAGTTCTATATCAGGGATACGGTAAATACCTTTCTGTGTTATTTCATTACCATCATCATCATACCCAACAACAACATCCTCCCAACAATATTGAATAACGGTATTGAAAAGCATACGCTGATTGGGAACCGTAGGAGCCAAACCGAGCTTATTGTTCTGACGGGCTCCGGCACGGATAATCTTACCGGCAAGACGTTCGCCATCTTCCAGCAACATAAGCTGCTTATTTCGTCTCGTAAGATAAAATTCATACATTCGGTCGGCATTCTCCATAAGACACTTGGCCCCATACGCTTCTTGAAGTATTTCACAATTCCTACAAAAATCATCGGAAGATGGAGGACGTGATGCGTATGATGCTACTATGCAATAAGCAAATGGATCGTTGATTTTTACATATCTTTTAAGTACATAAAACGAACCAATAGAATCAGTATCAGCCTTGTCAGATTTATAGGGGTCAAGCGATGAGACATAAGTGTAATCAAAAACACCTCCTTCTTCTGGTGGATCCTCATATATAACAACAGGAGAATCTATGATACCACCTTGAAACGGATAATCAGCAAGCTGCTTATCACTAAAATTATACCCCATTTTCATGCCGTCTATCTGATAAATATCCACTGTTTTACCAGGCCTACCTTCTTCAAGAAGACGGCTTTTGTGCTTCAACGCATCTTCTACAGGGAACCTATTTACGTTCGTATTAAGGAAACAATCATCTATAGACAAAGGGAATGCCATTCGTTCCTGGACGTATAAAGCTCTATCCTTTTTGACAAGTTCGTCAAGACGTGATTTTATTATTCCAGTATTTTTATCAAAGTCTGAAACTTTTATTTTTATCTTCTTAAGACCGGGAGCATTCTCTACTCCAAGATACTTATCAAGAGTCGTTTCTTTCTTTTCATAAGCATGAGACATCTGGGCCGGAACAAAGCATCCAGATTTACATATACGCCATGTTGGTTTAATAACTCTCTTATTTAGAATATCATAATTCATTATAATGAATCCATATTCGTCCGGAGAGTTCATGATTTTCTGGGCATCTTGAGACTTTTCTACATTACCGCCAGTTCCCGCCATCAAACAAACGCCCCTCATTCTACCATGCATCATATGAGCTGGCCTACCGGCAAGCCATGCCCCAAGCACCGGGAATTTACCTACCTCATCATATATAGACGTATATGGAGTTCCGCCTGCGGTCTTCAATGAGCCTCGCGTCTTTCCATCATCAACGTTGGTGATTCTTATTCTGGCATGAACATCACGTTGGTTGTTGATGTTTCTTGTACCTAAAACAACTTCTTTAGTCCAGTCGTTACCAGTCCTGTTTATAGTAAGATAAGGAGGAAGATTATCAAGTCCAAACTCAAGATACTCTCCCATATTGGCAAGGTCTTCTTTACTTGCTCCAATAACATTATGCGTCAAATTGTACGTCATTGTAGCATTACGAGCCAGAAGAGAACTCATTATGGCCGTATTATGAGTAACGATGTAATTGGTGGTCAAAAATAAATGAGAATCATTATCAACGGTTATACAAGTGGCATGCTCCTTTCCGTATATCGATATGGATCTTATTTTTAATTCCTTACGATTCCTTGATAGTATAAGTTTATTCCCCTCCAATTTAGCATACCAACCTGAAGCCCAAAACATACGTTGTACAAAATTTATGACATCCATGTCAATATGAGACAACGTAAGCTCTTCTTCTCCGGTTACTACGTTTCTGAAAGAACGAATGAAGTTTTCTATAAAATCTTTCTTTTGATCTATGGACGATCTTAAAAACTTCTTACAAACGTATTTATCAAAAAACATATCCCCTCCATAGCCACCGAGATAAGCCGCCAGCATCGAGGCGTAGGCCGACGGCGGAACCGGCAGCTTTGCCGTAGGGTAGTTCAGGGCCTCACCTACTGGAATAGACATACTCTTATAATCTAATCCAGCTATGGATCTAAGACTCCTAACATGCCATTTTCCGCCATGATTGACACGCCATTGGTGATTTCCGCAACAAATAACGTTACGACCGTCTTCAAATACGACTCTGTAGGTAGTTACTTTTCCTTGAGGATAGACACCTACGACTTCTACCAAATTACCTTTATCGTCATATATCTTATCCCCTACAACGATATTTCCTATCATCTTTTCCCGGTCCTCAAGATAAAGTATCTCAGAGTCAAGAAGGGCTTTTCCAAAACGACGGCACCCGAACATGAATATTCCTTTATTCTCTTCTTCAGCCTGCTTTAGAAATTCGGCAAACATCCATTCATTATCACGAAGCTGAGAATTTCCAGGAATACGATCATCTCCTACGTCAATCATCATCTTCCAGAAATTGATATGCCAGTATAGCCAAGGATGGATAAATACACCATTTATGGTAACACCGTTAAGGAGTTTCATAGCCTCATTTTCCCAGAATTGCTTGACATCATCGTCTTGCTCTTCATAAGAATAAAGGTCATTCCATAACGGAATATCGTTACCCATATTTATATAAAGTTCTTTACTGTTAAAATTCATGACAAAACTATTTATCGAGCTTGTTCTTAGCTTCATTCTTGACAAAAGACTGAATACCTGATACTGTTTGTCCTCCTTTTAGGCTTTTCTTGTTTTTGGCAGCCTCAAGCTGATTATAGACATCCATTATCCCACACATCTTAATATAAGATTCAGTCCATTGCATTAAGCTATCAGACAAGCTTTTTTGAAACCTAAATTCTTTCTCTCTCTTATCGGAATCTTCTATTTTATCCCAAGGGTTTTCAGATAGATAACGTTCAGCCTTATCTATCTGATCCCTTAGCACAAGAAGTTTCCGATCTACGTAAGAGACATCATCGTTAGTCGGCTTTCTTACCTTCATTATTCACTATTTTTAAAAAATCCTCATACTGAGACTTAAGCATATTAAACCTGTCTTCAAGAGAAGATGGATCAACACGATACTTACACATGTTTTTTATTCCTTCCTCAACAAATTCATCCTTGAACGCAACAGAACCAGTATTATTATCAACGTACATAATAAAATCTGATTCTCCGTCATTTACTATCCTATCAAGAACCTTCTTACTGTCATCATCTACATTGAGATCATGACCGGCGTTAATAGATAACCTGTAAACTGCCTTTATAGAAGAAGATACTTTCAGCATCTCTTGTTGATACAAGTTGGTCATAAACGACTTTTCCTCCAGATCAATAAAGTCTTCTAACTCTATGTTGTCTTCCTCATCCTTCTTTCTAATAATATCCTTAGTTAGCTCTTCCATATCCTCCCCCACCTTGTCTTGCGCAGACAGTAGATGGTTGTAATAAGAAATAAGATGCTTTATATCTGAATCAAAATCAATCTTCTTCATTGTCAAGAACCTTTTTATCATGAATAATAACGTCCATCAACTCCATTGATAAATTATAATCAGCCACTTCAAAAAGCTCGCTGTCTGTCAACGTCCTTAAAAAAGAAACAGACAATCCTCTTTTCTTTGCAAAAGATCTAAGTACGGCATAGAGAATGTCCCCGGCAGAATAATCGGGGAGATCGTCACAAGATGCCTGCAACATAGAAAATAAGGACTTCCTTTTATCCTCGCATTGTAAATGCCTTGCTTTACCACATCCGCCCATAACTTAACTTTTTTGAATTATAGTACCTTCAAAATTAAACGGAATTTTTTCCTCTTTTTTAGACCCATCTTTTTGATAGTGAACAGTCATGTGCTTTACGAATCTTCCTATTCCAAATCCTGCTGTATGTATCTCTATATTGAACTTAAAGTGACGGGAGTCTATGATATTCAAATTAGATGTCTCTGATGCTGTTATCTTCATATCATGCTTCGACTCAAGAACAAATGAAAACCTTATACTGTTCCCTTTTTCTACCGGTTCGAAAATGATTTCAAATGATTTACCGTCTTTAGAGAGGTCAATATTATATTGCTTGTCATCTGTAGAAATAACATTAAATTCATCAGAATCCATTGTAATAAGTTCTAACCTGTTCCATCTTGACTTCTCATCATAAAAATCAATAGAATACTGACGATCCATCCACGAAGGACGGGGAAGCCCCTCCCCAAGCGCACACTCCTCTGTCTTGCTCCAGACCTTCTGCTTGATGAAGCACGTACATACCGAACAACGATTTTTACCTATTTTCTTGCTTACGTACAAAGAAAGAGGAAGCATAGAGTTAGGGACGTTCTTGGTATTGAATTTACATCCTTCACACTTTTCAAGACGTTCCTTGTACCAATCAGGATAATCTTCTTTTTTTCTTGGAAGTTTTTTTAATATCGTATCCATAAAAGCATCGTATATAACTTCCGCTTGCAAAATCTTTTTCATAACTTATCTGTTAAATTCCTGTTCTTGAATATTTTGTATTTCACTAAAACTATGACCCTTACGAGATTTAAAGATAGATAATTTGTTGTGTTTTATCAACATATCCCCACCTTTTATCTCACCTGAGTCATAAGCATCCTTTATCATCCTTATCTTAATATCAAGACACTGAAGTTCTTTTTCCTGATACTTAGATAATTTTTCCACCTTAGATTTAAGACGCTCAAGATTGTGTTTGCGCCTCTCCATCTCATGAAGGTTACAAACCATATCACCTACATACGGGAACGATACAGACACGTTATCTGTGTACGTACATAAGTTATTGGCATAAGAAATACTGGCTCTGAAAACGTCACGTATTTGGTTTCGGTCGTAAACGCTCCCGGTCTTATCCATCACATCATCTATAATATGTGACTCAAATGATATAGGGAAATTATTCTTCGCCATCGGCTTCAAAAGTTTTTTTTCTGTAAAATAAAGAAACCAACGCACATTGATCTCTTGAACCCTCCAATACAAAAAGACGGCGCATGTTCTCTATATCCGGGCACAAACACCTTGTCCTGTAATTCCCTTCACGGTCAATCAAAATACCACGTTTCTTCATCTCCGTATCCAAAACCGATACATATTGAAGATCGGTACTGAAACAATGAGAAAACTTCTTCTTCGTCTCATACGAATATCCAAACACAAAATAATAGGCAAGAAGATTTAAGTGCCTCGCATCTATGACATTCTTCTCATTGCCGGAAGCCATTAGGTATCCGTTATAAAACAGAAGTATCTTCTTAGCCATATCTACCGTATTGGAATAAGGTGCTAAAAGCCTATAAGCCCTATTACTAACATCTTTATTATCACTTTCTTTCATGAGATTATCGTTTTGATACAAAGATAAGGATTAAGGATTTATAAATTTAAAATTAACGTATTTTATGACAATGGATTCAGGATTTATCCCGATATTTGCACTGTAGCATTAAAAAAATAAGTTCTTGTTGTTTGATTCTTGAATTTTGTTTCTACATTTGTAGCGCGTTACAGATTCGAAGTCAATTCAAATAAAACAACAAGAATATAAAATATTAAGTGTCTTGTTGTTTTTCTACTTGGATTGATTCAAATTTGTAACGGGATTTTGGAGTTTTCCGGACGAAAAAAAAGACATGAATCGGATGGATATCCCCAAAAATCCATCCGATTTTTTTTTGTTACAGATTATGAAGCTACAATTAGGTAGAAATATTAACATAAGTCTTAGACTTTTGGAGCAGTGGTCAGATGATTCGCTGTTCATGGAATTGTATGCTTTATACTGTATGATAAAAATCTCCCTCCGGGATTCGAGAATAAGATTCAAAAACCAGAAAGATCTTCTTCATAAACTTGGAATCGGGTATTCGAAGTTCAAGAACATGACAGGACATCCGATGTTTAACGAACTGTTCCGTATGACGGATAGTACGTTCGTTGCAAGAAGGTATCGTGTTAATGGCGTACAACTTACTCTCGGATGTGGTAAAGTGAATCTTCCAAAGAATAGGATTTTAATTAAGATAAAGAAAAATGAAATAACAAACCATGAAAAAGTCCTTGACAGGATAAGAGAGGCGATGTTTGTTAATTTAGTCAGAAACAATGAGTCTGTACTGAACAGTGGAGAGACAAACTCTCAGGCGGATGTCGTAGACGGAAGCCACTCGTATTATGGATTAATTGATTCGACGATAAGTAATAAAACAATTGCCTTGTACTTGAATGTAGGACTAACAAAAGCGAAAGAGATTGTCGGTATGGCGATAAAAGACAAGCTCGTAAAAAGGTTCGAAAACGTACAATTTATAACATACGTAGATAATCCTCGTGCTTACATTGAAGCAAACGAACATAACTACCCAATAGGTAAGCTGATTCCGGTATATAGGCACGGAGCAGTTTTCTGGCAAATAGCAAATACCTGGACCTTGTATAAAAAAGGAGCAACAAACAGATGGTATTTTGGAGAGAAGGATATAGAGAAAGGAGAAAAAGAAAAAGTAGGTAAGAAAGACGATTTCAATTTCTTCTTAAAAGACAATACTCATATCCTACGTTTCCTGAACGCAGAAGAAGTTGTTTCCGAAGATGGGGAGATCCTTGGCATAGATCGTAAAAAGACAAAAGAAGAAGAAGCAAGATCATTGGCTTCTTCTATGGCTAAAGAAGCGCACAAAGACTTCTGGGACGGATATAAGCGAAGTACACAAAACCAGATTGTAAGAAAGTACTATCGCGCTATCATAGCAGAAGATAAGAAGCGAAGAATGGACATGTTCTTAAACTGTCTTAAACAATCATACGACAAGGTTAGTGGATGGAGTAAGGAGAAGATAGCCACAGTAAAGGCAGGCATGGCTGATGCGGAAGCCTGCTGTGCTGAGGTGGGGACGTCCGTTGCCGGGGTCTGCGGTAGAGTAAGTAGGAGAATGAAATCCTATAACAATACCGCTCCTGACAAAAAGGCAGGTTTTAATGAGGTACGGGATATGTATGCTGAGTTCGCCGGCGAGATGGCTAAAGCGGTTGGTTCGGTAAGCGAAGACATCTATATGTATGTTAAGGCAGAACAGTTTAAGGAAAAGATAAAGAATATGGATATATCTATCCAATCATTACCTAATTACAATACAACAGTAGGTAATGATAAAGAATTAGATGGTGAATCTGTATTCAAGGATATACCATTTGAAGAACTATCATTCTATAATGATACCTATCTTTATCCTTCATCTCAGTATTCATCATTGTAATGTTTGGTACTTGAGAGAGGGGCTGTTCTTAGTGGTCGCCGACAGAGCCGAAAAACGATAATCTCGTAGAACATCAACGGAAACACCCGTTAGCCACTACTATGCCATAACTGTATCAATACGAAACTACATTACTGTCTGCCACAAAGCCACTTATCTAATTTATTATTTCTTTTTAATTCTAATTAATTGATTTTATGTTTTATGTTTTATCTTATTTTCGCACTTTTGTTTTGTAGAACAAAATCAGAAAAAAGATGGCTATAAGTTACGACAAAAAAATCATGGAGTGCGTTCTTCGTTCAGTTATGTCCGAAGGTAATGTCGCACAAGGAAAAGCTATTAAGTCTATTTGTAAGTCACCTAAACCGCTGTTTATAACCGGTAAAGGAGGAAGTGGAAAAGCACAGCCTTTGTATGCTAAAATTTTAACGCCAGATGGTTTTAAGAATATGGGGGATATAAAGGTTGGTGATAAAGTTATGGGCGCAGATGGTAAACAACAGACTGTATTGGGTGTGTATCCACAGGGGATTAGACCTGTATATAAGGTAACTATGAATGATGGTTATTTTACATATTGCGATGAAGAGCATTTGTGGTCATATAGATTATCCAGTCATTATGGTAAAACTCCATTTTCGAGATGCAGTACACTAAAAGAAATTATAAGTACAGGTATCAGGAAGAATGTTAAAATAAAAAATGGTGAAAAACAGCCGTTAAGATATGAAATTCCAGTGTGTCGACCTATAGAATATGAAGAAAAGAAATTTTCTATACATCCGTATGTATTGGGAGTTCTTATAGGTGATGGGAGTTTAAATGGTAATATGGCTATTTTTTCTTGTTCTGATTTTGATGTAGAAATAAGAAATAGAGTAGAGTCATTTCTTGGAGAAGATTTTCTATTGAGTAAAAAAAAGGAACATCCAGCCATCACATGTCCTCAATACAGTGTGATTCAAAAAAATCATACAAAAGGTGGTGGGTTTATAAATAGGATAAAGGATTTAGGACTAAATGTTACGTCTGGGTATAAATTTATACCAGAAGAATATAAACTTGGCAGTATCGATCAGAGAATGCATTTGTTAAATGGTTTAATGGACACCGATGGAACATGCTCGAAAGAAAGAAATAGATTGACGTATTCTACTACAAGCAAGAGATTGGCTGAAGACATTGTTGATCTTGTACAGTCGTTAGGTGGAATAGCTAAGATAAATACGCTTTTTAGACCTGATAAGAAATACGTGTATGAATATACCGTAAGAATAAAAATGTACGATAATGTATTTACATTAAAAAGAAAAAAAGAAAGATATGTTCCTAATCCGGCAAGAGTTTCAAGGTATATAGAAAGCGTGGAAAAGGTAGATGATTCTGAATGCGTATGTATAAAAGTATCAAATAAAGACGAGTTGTATATAACAGATAATTATATTGTAACTCATAATACTACTTTCCTTAAGCGTATTATACCGGCATTAAAAAATGCGGTTGTTGTAGCTCCTACAGGTGTTGCTGCTGTTAATGCAGGTGGTCAAACCATTCATTCGTTTTTTAGAATAGGAATGCAGCCGTATATACCTGAAATACGAAAAGGTGCGTTTATGGATAACTGCGAATATAAATTCAACGGAGGTTCGGAAAAGATTTTACAGAATATAAAGTATCTTATCATAGACGAGATTTCTATGGTTCGCCCTGATCTTCTTGACAACGTAGCTGATATACTTCGTCATGCAAGAGGAGACAAGGATCCGTTTGGCGGCGTGAAACTTATTATGGTAGGCGACCTGTTTCAGCTTCCTCCTGTGATTAAAGAGGATTTTTTTAGAGAAATATACGATACATCTTATTTCTTTAGTTCGAAGTCTCTTATGGCTTCTGGTATGGAAATGGTGTCTTTTGAAAAAATATATCGTCAGAAAGATGAGAAGTTTATTAGTGTCCTTAATAAGGTGCGTGAAGGGAAGATGGATGATGATGTATTTGATACAATAAACAGCAGATGTATTCAGTCTGATAATAATCAAGGATATGTTGAGATTGTAACTACCAACTCAAAAGCTACGGCTATTAACGAAATGAGAATATCATCGTTACCAGGCTCTTTAAGAAAATTAGAAGCTGTTATAAACGGCGATTATCCTAAAGATGCTCCGGTTGAAAAAACTCTTTTCTTGAAAGAAGGATCAAGAGTTATGATAACAAGAAACGGAGGAGAGTACTTCAATGGCTCTCTTGGTACTGTATTATCTATAAAAAAGGGGGAGATTGAAGTAGTCCTTGATAAACCAAAAGATGATGAGCATACTAAGGTTGTTATAACACCATGTTCGTTTGAGAAAGTAAAATACGTAAGAAACGGATATAAGATAGAATCTGAAGTAGTAGGAGCTATTATTCAGTATCCTATAAAAATAGGTTATTCTATCACGATCCATAAAGCCCAAGGCCTGACATTGGATGCGGCTATGATGGACGTATCTAATTCTTTTGAAACAGGACAGCTATATACGGCTCTTTCAAGAGTAAAGTCTCTTGATGGATTATATCTTCGTCAACCTATTCCTAAGACGGTAAAAACCAGCGATCAGGTGGTGATAAACTTCTATAAAAGGACTCTTGGTAATGGAGGTATTGTGAAACCGGTTCCAATGGAAGAGCTTGAAAAGTCAATGATTAATTTGTCAACCGGATCTGAAATAGATTTTGCAGAGTTTAATTTATAAAAAATATAGTTATGAAATTTGGAGAAGCTTTAGAAGAAGTAAAAAAAGGTGCGTTGATTGCACGTGCCGGATGGAATGGTAAAGGTATGTTCGTATTCCAGCGCCCGGAAGATTGGTTGTCTACTGATATGATAGTTAATAAAGTAAAGTCATTGCCGGATTCGTTTAAAAAATACGTAAACGATTATTATGACGTAACTGAAACCAACATGATTAAATTTTGCGCTTATCTGTGCATGAAAGATGCTAACGATAATATTGTAAATGGATGGTTAGCTTCTCAATCAGATATGTTGGCTGATGATTGGATGGTAGTTGGTTAAGGTAACTTAGTTTATCACCGCTTTATTTCTTTTTATAAATCAATCAATTATTTGCTTTTAAAAATTACAGTTATGGAAACAAAAGAAGAAAAACAAAAGAAGTTTGTGACAGAATTTGAAATCAATGGAGAAAAGTATGGCGGATATATTTATGCTACAACTTTTTCCGAAGCTGAAGATTTTGTTAGACAAAGAAAAGCGACAGAGAAAGTTGTAGGTGGTCCGTGTTTAGAACAAGAAGAAATTAATCGTCTTTATAACCATTCCTCTTAGAATTTTCAATGATCCTTGTTTGTTGGCATAACCTTGAGATGGTGATACTATAGTATATAAGTACCTAATAAGAATATGGCAAGAGTAGATAAAATATTTCAAGACAATTTGGCTCTTATAATGAGCCAGCCGTGGGAAGAGGTAAGGCGACCGGTCTACGGTGACGGGACAGGCGTAAAGGTGAAGCGTATCCTGCAAGTATGCAACCAGTACGATCTTCGCCGGGAATTTCCTCTTGGTTCGCTTAGACCTACTAATCTTAAAAACTCCATAAAAGAAATTTTGTGGATTTGGCAAAAAAGATCGGTAGATATCAAAGATCTTGGTCTTCATATATGGGATCAGTGGGCTGATGATAATGGAAAGATCGAAGGATGTTATGGAGATATGGTGAACAGACATGTTTATATGGGAACCGGAAAAGCTCCAGAGGGTATGATAGACATCCATGATGGTCTTTACGGTTTTCTTAACCAAACAGACTTCATTCTTTGGTCACTCAAGAATGATCGTTCATCAAGAAGGATCGTAGCATCTATGTTTGATCCTGAAACCAATGGACTAAAACCTCTTCAAGAATGTGCGTTTCAGGTAAATTTATCTGTTAAAGGAGATGAGTTGTATATGACGCTTTATCAGCGCAGCCAGGATGCTATTGTTGCCGGCCTATGGAATGTAGCACAGTACGCTGCACTTATGATGATGTTCGCTCACGACGCAGGCCTGAAGCCGGCTATTTTTACGCACTTCATTCAAGATATGCACGTATATGACCGGCACGAAGAGCAGGCAAACGAGCTCCTTCGTCGATCCCTATTCGGCCCGGTTCCACAGGTTACTATCTCGTCTCGTATGGAAGGGAAAGGATTTTATGATTTTGTAGCTGATGATTTTGAGGTATGGAATTATGAACCGAAGGAGCAAATAAAATTCGAAGTAGCTAAATGAAAATAAGCATAGATAGAAGGGTTAAGATGGTTCCCCTAATGGAAATCAATGCCGGCGATGAAGTTAGCGTAGGAGGCTTTGATTATATTGTTGAAAACATAATTCCATGTAGGAAAGGATCTTATTCAGATTCGTATGGGATTAGGTTGGTCATGTCTTCTTACAAGCATGGCCAACTTGTAAGAAAAGTAGATAGCGTTTTTTCTATCGATTCTATTTTCGTATTTCTCCCTAAAGGAGATTCTGTTGTAGTAGAGTGCTCTTATAGAGAACTTGAAGAATGTTTTCCTAAAATATAATTACAATGACGGGCGAAGAGAAATGTAACCGATGCGAGCAGTTTGGACCGAACGGTCTCACTGACTATCCATGTAAAAGGATTCCATCAAGGAACTGTCCTTGGTTTATAAAGATCTCGGATAAAAGATACAAAAAGATTCTTGCCGATAGGGTGAAAAGAATTAAGGAGAATGAGAAACTTAAGCAAGAGATGATGAAAGATCAGGATCTTGTTGAAGAAGTAAAACAAAATACAAAAATGTTAATTCAATGGAAAAGAAAAATATAAAACCAGAAGAAGTGGAAGTCGTTATTCCGAAAGAAGTAGAAGCTATTAACATATGTGGGGATATCAATAGTTTTATAAAACATATTATATATGTTAGCTTGGATAAGGTAAGTAGTGATAGGGCGTTTGTTAATAACGATGTTCTGTATATGGTTACATACGCATCTATAAAAGGTAAAAATATACCCGTTGGTGTATTAGCAAAACAAAAAGAAGCTGAAACAGAAGATATCGCTATGCCGTTTGAGGATATTGGAAGGGACGTAAATGTAGTGTATCCTATTGAAATAGGAAAGATGTTTAAAGGCTTTTACATTCTTGGTAACGGTGCTGTGGCTATTGATTACAAACTTACAGACAATGGAGGTTTTGAAGATGATGACAGCATTGGCAAAATTGACATGAATCTAAATTAGTGCATTATGATACTATATATAGCAGCAGATCCGGGAAAAGATGGAGCCATAGCCTGCATCGATCAGGACAGTAAACTAATATCAAGAATCTCCACTCCAAGAATATCAGCTTCAGGGCCGGTAGACTTGACTAAAGAATATGTTTTTTGCCGGGATACGATCGTAGAAAACAATCCTGATAGGGTAGTGTTTGTCATAGAGGACGTCCACGCACTGTACGGGGTCAGCACGTCCTCTACAGCCTCTCTCATGGAGAACAAAGGCCAGCTACATGGGCTGTTCCTGTCCCTTTGCATGGCATTTACGGACATAAGTTGCTCCGTTAATTTCATAGCCCCTAAAACATGGCAGAAATTGGTTTGGACGCATTCTGATAAGGTCATGGAAGCCAGTAAGGTAAATACTAAGAAAACGTCATTGGCTTGCGCTAAAAGGCTGTGGCCAAACGATACGTTCGTTAAAAACGAAAGATGTAAGACAGCCCATGACGGTATAGTTGATGCGATGCTTATAGCAGAAGCAGCAAGAAGAACAATTTAATCTATTTTAAATCATTTTAAATCCAATTAATTCAAAATTAGATTTTAAAATAATACATTTGCAGTGTTAGATAATCATAATCGTAGGTTTTAAAAAATGAAAGTAAGAGTTCCTGGCATACTAATGAATGAGAAACTTTCAAACATTTCAAAGATGTTTGATAAGGTTCTAAAGGATTGTGTCACATCGAATATAAAAATTACTTTATATTTTGATCATATCCGGATACAAGCCATGAACGAACGTATAACATATACGGATGATATTTTCGATGTGAATACTGATATTTCTTGTGACCATAAGTTTTCTCTTTTAGTAGATGCCGGGACTCTTATTTCGTTTTTTAAAAATCATAACCAGGATATAGAGATAGAGATTAAAAACGATTACAGTATCGTTTTTAAATACGATAGAGGATCTTTTTCTTCTACTTGGATTGAGGATAAGGCTTTCCCTGATTTCTTTTATCCTGTAGGTGATGGCATTCGTGTTATGAGCTCATCTTTCATTCAGTCTATGAAAAGATCTTTTGCGTTTGTTGGATCGGATGAATTTAGACCGGCTATATGCTCGATTCTTCTTAATGTGAAGAAGGATTATATTGACATTGTTTCTACTGATATGTTCCGTCTGTTTATAAATAGGAAAGAATGTGCTAATGCATTAGAAGAAAGGTCAATTATGATAAGTGAGGTTGCAGCTTCTATCTTGTACCGTTTTCTATCTGATAAAGATACGGAGATCAGTATTTCCACAGATGGTGTTAGGACGTTCTTATGTTTTGATAATGTGATTATATCGGATATGAACGTAGAACAACAGTATCCTAACTACGAATACGTATGTAATAAATTCGAAAAATCGTCGAGGGTTAAGTTTGATAGGGATTTGCTTATATCTGTTCTTAATTCCATGACTTTAGTGGATAATGTTGTTAATGTCAAGGTAGATGAAGAAAACGGTATAACGGTAATGTCTGAGGATTTTGGAAATAGAAAAAGGATAATGGAATCAATGCCTTTAAATGCGCTTGAAGGTCCGTGTTTTAGCTTTTCTATCGGTAAGGAAAATATACTTTCATCCGTAAAATCTCTTATAAAAGGAGATGTTATTATGGATTGGTCTGATCAGTATAAGATGATAAAGATGTTCAATCCTAAATACGAATCAACATACATCTTAAATCAAACATTGTATAATCTATAAAAAAAATAAAAATATGGCTTTTAGAGAAAACAGAAGTTTTGGTACAACTTATTATCTGTATATTAATTCGGATGGTAACTTGTATGAAAAAAGTAACGAACCAAAAGAAGGTTTTGTTCAGCACATAAATCCTAATAGCGGTCAGCCGGCGGGATATTGGAAAGAGTATTATAATGGAGTAGTTGGATACATTAACTACATCGGGTTAAAGTCAAGCTCTTTCTCTAATGGAAATACTGTTACTAATTTCCTTATCGTATTAAAAGATTACGAGCTTAATGAAAACTATTGTATTTCCATACCTCTCGTCAATCAAAAAGGAAATATCAAGGGCTTTGTTAAGAGCTTCGTAAAATACTACGAAAACATCGATTTCAGTCGTGAAATTTATTTCAATGTCTTTAAGAAGAAGAAAGATGACGAGTTTGGATCTTCGGAACTTATTATCGCATATGCCGGAGTAGACGGAGAAACAGATCAGCTTGTTGAACGTTTTTATAAAAAAGGCGTAAATGGTTGGCCTGACCCTGTTGAAGTTACAGGATTTGATGGCAAGAAAAGCCTCGATTATTCAGCTCAAAACAACTTTACTTATCAGAAGATTACTGAATATTCAAACAGGTTCAATGCTTCTATTAAAGACATCAGAGCCGGTATAATGGCTAAATTAGGTTTAGGAGGAAATACTCAGCAAGAGCCGGTAGCTCCTCAGACTTATACCCAGCAGCCGGTCGAGCCTCAACAGGTTCAACAACCTCAGTCTGTTCCGAGTGCTATTCCGTATCAGAATTACCAACAGCCAGCACAGTATCAGGCACCGGCTCAGCCTGCTGCACCTGCCCAGGCACCTACTACAAGGAGCACCAAGCCTCAGCATCAGACGCAGCCGCAAGCACAGATGCCGAACTTCCCTCCTATGGAAGAAGAAGACCTTCCATTTTAATATAAACATCAGCCCAGGAGAATAACATCTCTTGGGCTTTTAAAGATTGTGTAGAATGATAGTAGAAATAGTTACAAGATTTCCCCTTATTAAACTTCGTAGGAAAGTGACAGAAGAAAGGATTATGGCGAAGCATGGGGATAAATTATGTATGATCTACTCAGAAACCAGAGAAAAATATAAGCAAGGAGATGAGTGGGTCGATGATCCTAATGATGCAGACATAAGTACTTTTCGTGAGTGCTATGAATCAACTAAGGACATAAAAAAAGAAGGTATTGTTTATTGTACTATAAAAATATGATCATGGATAAGTTAGAAGATATTGAAAGACTTCTTTCTGAAAAAGAAGATAGCAAGAAGGATACTGTTTCTGAAAAGAACAACAAACATAAAAAAGAAGATAAGGTCGTTAATAAAATACCTGAATCGTATTTGACTCCAGGTTATCAGAAGACTGTGCAGGTAGGTATTAAGAAACTTTATCCTGATGTCGTGATACCTGAATACAAACATGATGGCGATGCATGTTGTGATATTCGTGCATATAGAGTGGTGAAGATGGTGAATGACATGGGAGTGGAAATAGATGTTCCTTCCGATTTTGAATCAATAACCTTATATCAAGGTTATTCTGTTAGAATCGGAACCGGCTTCAAGTTGAATATCCCAGAAGGATGGTGTGCGAATGTAGAAGGAAGATCAGGATTCTCTTTTGACGAGGGAGTGGTAGTTACTAACGCACCCGGTAAATGCGAATTTACCTACAAAGGAGAGTATATGGTTAATCTTACTAAAATCAATAAAAAACCGACCGTAATCCATAAAAACGATCGAATAGCTCAGATGGAAATCGTTCCACAATACAAAATGGTATTGGAAGAGGTGACAGATATTGAGGTAGAAGACGGAAATGAACGTGGAGAAAAAGGTCTTGGTAGTTCTGGAGTTAAGTAATATTTAAATATTTTGAAAAATGAGCATGTTAGGTTTTACATTCATCACAGACAGCAAGCTGTCAATGTACAGGGAGAAAGCTATTAAATCCGAAAATCTTGCAAAAGAAATTGAGGAAATGCAGGATAAGGCTGATTTTTACAAGGAAAGGCTTTCAGAACTTAAGTCAGATATTGCTTCAAAGGATAAAGAGATTTTATCTATTGGCAAAGATCTTTCTGAGTCTAAGGAAAAGATTGACGCCTTGAAGGAAAATCAGAAGAAGCTGATAAAAAGCGTCAAGAAGAAAACGGAAGAACTTGATGCGGCCAAGGCTGATCTTGACAAAGCTAAGTCTGATCTTGATGAGGCTAATTACAAAATCAGCAACTTGGAAGAAAAGAAAAACAGTATATCATTTGAATTAAAAAAGAAATCAAATGAATTGATTGAAGCCAGGATCAGAATCGGAGATTTGGAAAACGAGGTTTCGGTTGGGTCCAAAACAATACAAGAGTTAGAATCGAAGCTGAAATTAATGCAAGTAGAATTAAGAGGCTACCAGATAGGTATAATCGGTAAAGACAAAAACGATGTCGCTGAGCCGGAATTGGATAAAGATGAGGAGTCAGATAAGGATGTGGCTGAGTCAGAGAAGTCTGATGTTGTTCCTGAGACGGATGTGATTCAGGAAGAAGCCGGTGACATTGTGGAGCCCGAAAACGAAGCTGAACGAGTAAAAGACACTAAAAAGAAGAAGAAAAAAAAGAAGTAGGTATTTTAATCCTTTTTATATTTTAATGTTTGCCATATTATGGGTTAGTACTTAACTTCGCGTTGAGAGAGTTTTTAGGATAATTATTAGTTAATATTTAGCTGTTATATGCAGGCGTCTGTGAAGGCTCCTGCATATTTTTAAGGTCCTGTAGCTTAGTGGTGAAAGCAGGCGGCTCATAACCGCAAGATCGTGGGTTCAAATCCCTCCGGGACCACTGTCCAATGGTGTAGTGGTAACACAACAGATTTTGGTTCTGTTATCGGAGGTTCGAATCCTCCTTGGATAACGATTAAGTTTTTGTGGAAATGTTAATTATCTCGGCGTTTGCGGTGTGTGAACATAGCAAACATTAAATAGCCTGGTAGTTAAACGGATATAACAAAAGTTTCCTAAACTTTAGTTCCGGGTTCGACTCCCGGTTGGGCTACATGGCTTGTTGGATGAGTGGTTTAGTCAGGGATCTGCAAAATCTCGTAGGGCGGTTCGATTCCGCCACAAGCCTCTAAAAAAGTAAGATAATGAACTACCCAGAGCAACAAATGCTTAAGATCCTTAATAGGGATCTGTTAAGTAATCCGATGTATGTTATTAACAATCTCCATATATATGATTGGGAATCTGACTTCCTGGCCATAACAAGATCATTGTACGCTTATGAAGTAGAGGTCAAGATGTCTAAACAAGATTTCTTTAACGACTTCAAAAAGGATAAAAAACATAAAGTTCTTAAGGACGGTATTATTAAGGTAGGTGGTGTCATAAGTTATCCTCCAAACTATTTCTACTACGCCTGTCCTCCTAATATGATTGACGTAAGTGAGGTTCCGTCTTATGCCGGGCTGATTTATGTCGATGTCAGTAAAAATAGGAAGAACGTCGTTAAGGTCGCACCTTTAATTCATAGACAGAAGTTTGATGTAGTGGGTAGGAAACTGGTGGATAAGTTTTACTACAATATGCTTACTTGGAAGAAAAGAGCTATTTCAAACGTGTATGCTGACCCGGCCAAGGAAAGAGAGAAGGGCGTGCGTGCCGGAGCTGAGGCTGTGAGGAAGTCGGCCTGGGACGCGTTCAGGGCGCAGTGCCCGCACATTGCTTTCCCTTATGGAAAAGAATTTCCGATGTGTGACAATCACGAACAAGATCATCCCATGAGAGACTGCATTCTTCAGTGTGAAAAAGGTAGAATATTCAAAAACAGATTAAAATGAGTACCCCACGTGAATTAAGTAGGATAGCTAATAGGATAGCCGGTAAGATGACTGATGATGGATGGGTTAGCCCCGGTAGGAAGAATCTTGTCTCCGATAAGAAGGTTATGGAATTAATAGATTTGATCTTTAATGAAATATGGAGGGAATTAGATGACGGGAAAAGAGTCCATATCAGAAAACAGATGATTTTAAAAAAGATTTTTGTCAGTAGGCAAAAAGATAAATACTACATACAATGCATAGAAAAAAGGGACGCCAAATAGACGCCCCTTTTCTTTTTCTGTAAGTAATTGTTATTTCATTACTTTCCTTACCAACTTAGAAACAGCTTGTGTGATAGTCCACCTGATGTTAGCATTAACATTGATAGTCTGAGGAGTACCGTTTGCATTCAAGTTGATTACCTCCTTGTCTATTTCCAAGAACGGATCACCTGCTGTCTGGGTAATAACCGTATTAGCTGTCTGACCACCAGCGGCCGTCACCTTAAGAGTATTTACCAGATCGTTTATATTAGTGTTCGCTGCAATATCGGAGAATACGATACTGAAAGCAAAGCCTCCTGTTGCACCAGGGTCGTCGGCAATAACAGCGCCATTGTTGGTAGCCTTGCCTGCCGCCTGATAACTGGCAGGTATTTCCAACGTCAGAGGATGAGTTTTGTCCGGAGTTAAGGAGAACGTTAATTTAGTTGAGTTACTTGTACCGTTGATCGTTACAGCACCACCTTCTTTTCCTACTGATGCAGTAGGATCTATTTTTACGAACTCAGCTACCGGAGCTTGGTTGATGGTAGCACTTTTCTTAACATCCCCGGATTCGGCACCAAATTCTACTTGTAACGTACGCTGTACACGACCTTCGTATTTTTCACCTGATACGGTAACCGCCTGATCACCGTCACCTGATCCCGGATTGAAGGTTACAAAACCTATTTTCATTTCTGCCATGACATTTATTTTTAATTGATTAAGATACCGACAAATATATGATTATTTTTATTATCTTGTGTCATTGATTTATTTTTATTAAATACGTAGCGCTATGGTTTTTTTATAATATTTTAATCCTATTTATTTCTTCGCTGATTATTTATTATGTATGTTTGCAACATAAATATAAAATATTATAACCATGAAAGTAGATTTTTTTAACAGTAATGATTTTTTGGGATCTAAAACTAAAGAAAGCAAGATCCGGAAGTTGTCAATCAGCAAAAGTAAGATAATGACTATCTCTGTCGATAATTTGAATTGGATGGGGGTAACGGATGCGGTTGTTATCGGCTTAGAAGAAGGGAAGATATTTGAAGGAGTTGAAAATACGGTCTTTTATCTGGCTGCTTCTGATGTTGAAGACGAGAGATCGTTTAAGGTAAATAACCTTGGTGTAAAATACAAGAGAGTTTACTTAAAAGACTTACTCGATTATCTTGGATGGGATATAGGAGAAAATTCTTATGCTGTGTATGATATTATAAAAGAAGACAGTAATCTATTCCGTCTTCAGCTTAGGGTGATAAAAAAGAGTAGGAGTGAAAAATTATGAACGATGTAGATATCAAAAACAAAAGAATACTGCTATTCGATTTTGACGGGACGTTGGTCGAAACCGCATCTGGAGGTCTTTATGCAAAAGATCTTACTGATATGAAGATTAAGCAAGATGTCGTGAATAGGGCACTTGATCTTATGGAGCAAAATGGCGTTAAGTACTTTGGTATAATAAGCAACCAATGCGATGTGGGTGTCGGGTTTGTTTCCGATGAAGATATTGATGCGAAGATAAATTATGTCCTTAGATGCGTTCATGATCTTGCAGTGAAAAGAGGTATAAGAGACGTAGTGTATGGTCATTATGAGTGTTTTTCAATTGATGAACATGATCCGATGATGAAGCCTAATCCAGGTATGGTGTATAAGGCATTTGGTGCTTGCAGGTTGATGATGGATAGCGTAACATATGAAGATATTATGAAAATGACGCTGATGGTAGGAAACGCCAGTGGTCTGCCAGAGCAGTTCTCTGATTCGGATAAGGTATGCGCTGAGAATGCCGGCGTTGACTATATGGACGTTATTCAGTTTCTTGGTAAAGATCTTGATTTAAATTATGTGTTGTCCAAAGAACGTACAAGTGAAGGAATAGTTATTCTCAACAACGATCATATATATATCCTTGAAAATCCTTATGGAGTTGGTCTTAATATAAAAATTGAATTAAAGGATATTTATAGTGAGGAGTTGGTCCCTCCTCCTCTTTGTAAACCTATTTTAGTTACCTTGAAGGTCCGTATTAAAAAAGATCAGGATTATAGAGGATATAGCGATATTATAAGACTGGATAAAGGAGAAAATAATATTACATTCAAAAGTTTATATCATGAAAGTAAAGAAAACAGCGATAGTTTATCATAAATCGGATTTAGATGGCGTTGTGTCGGCAGCCATCGCAACTATGTACGAAAACAGTAAAAACAAGGATGTTGTTTATATCCCGTATTCGTATGAAGATGATGTTAAGAAAGTTACCAGCAAGGTGCGTGACTTAGATATTGTTTACGTTCTTGACGTGTCTTTCGGAGCCGATTCTAAAACGGTTTTCAAAAAGTGGCTTGATGAAGGAAAGAGCCTGATGTGGATAGATCACCATAAGGGAATTATCGAAGATAGTAAGACATGGGGGTTCACTGTTCCAGGGTTGAGGAGAGTCGGTGTCGGCGCGTGCGCACTTGCTGCCGACCTGCTGATGGGGAAGGTGCCGGCCGTCGTCCGGTGTCTGTCAGACTACGATGTGTGGAATAAAGAATCCGGCTTAGGCTGGGATACGGTAGTGGCTGTCCAGTATGCCTTGAGATCAAAAATAAGATTGAATGTATTAATAGCATTGTCGTATTTGTATGATCACTTTAAAGAAAATATGAAGGACAATGAAATTGATCTTATTTTTTATGATCTCGCTAAAGAAGGACGTGCTATAGTTAACTACATGGCTGGTAAAAACGAACAAGAGGTAAGTGCGTACTCGTTCGAAGCGTATGTTGATGAGGTGAAGGTAGTGGCGATGAATACTACAGAATTTAGCTCTAAAGTATTTGATTCTCTTACACCGGACTGGTTAGACGGTAGGAAAATTAAAGCCTTGATGCCATTTTGTATCATGCCAGGTGGTAAAGTCCGGTTCTCTCTTTATGAATGCGTAGAAGACAGCGCGGATTGCTGTGAGGTAAGTAAGAGATTCGGTGGTGGAGGACATGCTGGTGCTGCTGGATTCGTTATAGACGTATCAAGTGACCAGTTTAAGGACTTCCTTGAAAACCATAAACTTACTTCAATTCAATAAATTAATAAGGTCGTGTTTTAAATAGGATTGGTTTCTATCAATCCTATTTTTTTTGTTGTGTGTGAGGTGGGTGGGTATGTGATGGGAGAGAGGGTAAAAGATGTTTATGTAATGTGGGAGATATGTGAGAAAGAGGTTTATGTCATGAGGGATATGAAAGATGTTTATGTGATGGGAGAGAGGGTAAAAGATGTTTATGTAATGTGGGATATGAAAGATGTTTATGTGATA